AAAGGCAGAGATTGATGAAACAATTATTCAAAAGGCAATCGAAGAAGCATTAACAAAAAATGAGATGATGAGGCAACAAAGGAAGGCAGAAAAGAAGGCAAAACAAGAGGAATCAATTCGTCTAGCAAAGGCACAGGAAGAGATCCGTAAGGCAGTATATCCTGCCAAGCTCTACGCGGGAGATATGGGGTTTGCCAGTAAATATATTTATAATTTTCAATGATATATAAGAATAAAATTTGTTAAGTATTATAATGAAAGTTTTGGAACTATTTTCGGGAACGAGATCTGTTGGAAAAGTATGTGACCAATTGGGATGGGAAAGTGTTTCAGTTGATTTAATTCTTCCAGCAGATCATCAAGTAGATATTATGGATTTTGATTATAAACAATATGATAAAGATGAGTTTGATATTGTTTGGGCTTCTCCTCCATGCACTAACTATTCTAAACTTCAAGATGGTTGGTTTGGGAGAATGAGAAAAGGTGAAATATACACAAAAGAAATTCAAGAAAAAGAAATGAAAGAAGATGATAAATTAGTTTTAAAAACATTAGAGATAATAAATTATTTTAATCCTCATTATTGGTTTATTGAAAATCCAGCTACAAGCAGAATGAAAGACAGAACATTTATGAAAGATTTAAATAATTATGTCGTGGATTATTGTATGTATTCTGATTGGGGATACAGAAAAAGAACTCGTATATGGACGAATAGAACAGATTTTAAACCATTATTATGCAATAAAAATTGTGGAAATATGGTTGGTAATCTTCATAAAACTAATCTTGGAAACGCAGATAGAATAAAAAGAGCCAACATTTTAAATGTAAATAAATATAATGGAACATCTCAACAAGATAGATACAGAATACCAGAAGATTTAATCTTTTCATTATTTTTAGAGTAACTTTAAATCTTAAAAATAAAATCTAACATATAACATACAATGGATTTTCCTCAGATTATACCAATTAAACAAGAAAATGATGGTGTTGCTAAGTATCACCATCCCCACCTTCCAGAAGTTGGTGTTGGTGTAAAGGGGGGAGGCAAGTGTCTCCTTATGATTGCTCCGAGGCAATGCGGGAAATCTACGATCATTAGTAATCTTTTTTTAAATGATAACTTGTTTGGCCAAGATTTCTTTGACGAGGTAGTTGTAATCAGTCCAACGATTAATATGGATTCTACCTCCAGATTTATGAAAAAAAGATTCACTTGTTATGATACATATTCTCCAAGTATCATACAAGGGATTACTGAAAGACAGATGGCGTTTGACGATGAGCAAAGACCAGATATTGCTGTTGTGCTAGACGATTGCGTCGGTTTGTTAGATCGTCACGTCGCAAATTTAGTGACTCGTAGCCGTCATTACAATATTAAACTACTTATAATTTCTGTTCAGAAATTTAGAGGTGCTGTGGATCCTATCATTAGAGCAAATGCAACCGATGTGATTGTCGGAAGTCCTTTTCCAAATATGAAGGAACTTACTGCTATTGCTGAGGAATACGGAGATCTTTTTAACTCTCCAAAGAATTGGTTAAAGTTATACAGAGAAACAACTCCAAAGAAATATGATTTCTGTTATATGAAATTACAGAATCCTCCTTTAATGTATAAGAATTTTGAGAAGGTGGTGGCGACAGGGGGACAGAACTATGACCCAACAGCAAATGTTCAAGATAAAAAAATAGAAAATACCGATTAGAATTATTTTGTTAAATATCAGTATAAACAATATGGGGTTTGATATGTATAATATGTCTGCTGCTCTCTCAGATGGAAATGCTAGAACTGCTGCTGTTCAGAATTTAAATGAATCAATAAGATTGAATAATGAACAGAAGATCAAGAATGCTAAGGATGCTGCTACTGGCTTAGTTGGTCAAGATAAGCAAGATGCGATACTTTCTGGAATCAAAGATGGTATTGGTGAAGGTTCTGCTTTATCAAATGTTGCTGGAAAGGTTCAAGCATATAAGAAGGCAGTAAATGCTACTCCGATAACTACTCCTGGTGGTTGGACTGAGGTTAAGCCTACTCCCGAGGAAGTATCTGCTAAGGCACCGAATCCTGGCGAGGATATAGAGGCATTTGAGAAACCTTCTGCTGCTATTACAACTAGTGAAGGAACATTAGAAGAAGGTTCAGATATATTGTCTAGGAGTGATAAAGTATTAGCAGGAGGATTAGAAGTTGGTGAAGAAGTTAGTGGTGGAGCAAAAATAGCAGGAGCAATTGGTCGTGGTGTGGGAGTTGTAGGTGGTCTCGCAACAGCAGGATTAGATATTGCTGCTGATGTAAAGTCTTTTGAAAGTGGTAAGGGTCTGTTATCAGGGGATAATTTTGGTGAGAAGTTAGCCAATATTGGTTCTATTGGTGGGGCTGCTCTTGATATGTTGGGATTTGTTCCTGGATTTCAATTGGCTGGAGTTGTTGGGGCTGGTCTTCAAGCAGCCTCAGGTGTTCTTGATGCTGCTAGTCAAGGTGTTCATACAGCAACACAAATTGCTCAGGACAAGAAAGTTACTCCTCCAACACTGGATCCACAAGTTGCTCAGGCTTCACTTGCGGGTTCATTTGCTAATGTAAGAACTGATTGATTTTTTACAATTAATTTTTTGAAATTATTTTTATATTCAATACATTATAAATATGTCTGAATCTACTGGCTTCTTCGTGGCGGATAATAAGATACCACTCAAAGAGTCGTATGTTGCTATTCCATCTCAAAATGGTTTATCATACACGGCACAGAAACTAATTGAATTTTACATTCCTCCTAACATTGATACTTTTAAACCCAAAAACTCTTATTTACAGTTTGATCTTGAAATTTCTCAGGACACTAATGCTTCAACAACTCGTCTTCAACTTGATGAATTAATTGGTGGTCAGGTTTTACTTGATACTATTCGTATTCACTCGGGAGACAAGTCTGAACTTCTTGAAGAGATAAGACACTACCCAGTTCATGTTGCTACTAAGTATGCTTATCACTCAAATCCTACTTTAAAGGACCTCCGTGCTTTGAATGAAGGTGCTGGTGTTTGGACTCCTGATGCGAGAGGCACTCGTGGCAGTTCTAAGTCTATCTTATCAAATCACAAATTTTCTCCATATTATGAAGCAGTCACTGCTGATCCAACGAGTGTATCTTTCACGAACTCTAAGTATCACAAGTGTAAGTTAAAGCTTCCTCTTCACACTGGTCTATTCCAGAATGACAAGGTTGTTCCTGTTGGATTAATGAATGGTTTATTCGTAACTATTCTTACTTCTGAGAACAAGAGAGTATTTAGACAATTAGACAGTGTATCATATGAAAGACGTCTTCCACTCAATCCACTTTTCCATTCATTGGATGGTAATACTGGATCTCCTGCTACTTGGTCTAATGGTTCTCAAAGCAATGTAGTATTCATCAAGCACGATAACAACAATTTTGAAGTTGCTAATTTTCCATTTGTTGTCGGTGAAGAAGTTGGATTTGCTAAATTGACTTCAAGAGTTGAGAATACACTATCTGCTCCTGCTATAATTAAGACTATTGAAACTTCTGGAACTGGTGCTAATAAGTATGTTAAGGTTACATTTAATGCATCTGTGACTAACAATGGTTCTGACATTACAAGTGTTGGAAACTTCTCACTTTTTTCAAAATCTGTAAGAACAGCAACTTCATACAATCCAACATATGAGATTTCAAATGCTGAACTTGTTCTTAACAAGATTGATATGGGAGATCAGGCAAGGGCTGAAGCCCAGAGAGATATGAGGGAAGGTAAGATGATGGTTTATGATTTCTTATCAACTCAGGTGTATAATTATTCTCAACTCAAAGGTGATCGTGTTGCTAACATTGGTATTCCTGCAAATCATCAAAGGGCAAAGAGTATCATATGTGTTCCTACTGATGCTTCTGTATATTCTACCAGAGATAGTATCAGTGCTTCTGGAACTTACGAGATTCACAGCAACTCAAACGATAGCAAACTATTATCTTCTCAATCTGGTATTGCGGGAATCAGTGATAGACTTACGGAATATTTCTTCTTCTATGATGGTCGTAATCAGCCTTCATTGAATGTCAAGACCGAGAGAATTGGGGCAAAAACCAGTGTTGATGCTATTCCTATTCTTGAACTTGATAAGGCTCTTGCTCAGGCTGATATGCCTGCTCTCTCTATGGCAAGATTCCAAGAAAACTTCTGTATTGGAAGAAGTCTCAGTCTTAACAGAGGAGTCTATGACATGCGTCAAAAGGATTGCCGACTCAATGTATATTATCAAGATACAGCAAATGCTCCTACAAAAGATAAATTATGGTGCTCATTCGTATATCATATAAGACGAATTAATATCAGAGCAGATAGCATAACCGTGGAGGTGTAAAGTATAAATTTGAAATCTAAATGAAATCTTTTTTTGAAATCAAAATGTATAAAATCTATCAAATAATCAATATTGACGGAGAACGATATGTTGGTTCTACAAAACAAACATTACAGAGAAGATATAAACAACACATCACAAGTAAAGATAATCCAAATCAAACAAACTGTAAATCAGAAATGGTATTATCAAAACCAAATACAATAGTTCTCATTGAGAACACAACAGAGGAAAAAGTATTGGAAAGAGAAAGATATTGGATTGATACATTAAAGAATGTTGTAAATAAAACAAGACCAGTAATAACGGAAGAAGAGAGAAAATTACATTTTAAAAATTGGAGACAACAAAGAGTAAAATATCAAACAACTTGGGGGGAACCGATAGATAAATTATATCGCGATACTCCAAATAATCTTCTATTAATTGATGTTAAACTTTTTGAAAATTAATCGGTAAAATAAATTATATAAGATATCCTAAAATGTCAGTTATCTACCAAGAAATCCAACCGAGCAACATAAATTCTACACAGAAGGTTTCATACAAGAATGGAAATCCAATCATATCTTTTTTGATTGGTTCTCAGCCCCACCTCTTAGATGCTAGTTCTGTTCGTATCAGTGGTGATATCAACTTCTACAAGGATGCTAACAAAGCAAAACCGACGACGGCAGATCAACTTGCTATTGATGAGAAACTTGCTGTATATTCAATGATTGAAAAGGTTACGATTACTTCTCAGAGATCTCGTCAGGTCATAGAAACGATTAATCATTATGGTCGTTTCCTTTCAACTTATATTCCATATGTAAATTCAAAGAGTGATAAGTTTTCACATATGAATCAGATGGCTCTCACTCTCCCTAACTATGAAACAGAAAAGAGAGAATTGGTTGATTTCCCCGCCACAGCTCACGGTTCAAGATTCTGTATTGGTCTTCCCACGGGTTTTTTAGCATCGGGAAATATGATTCCTCTATCAAGTGATTCGTTGGGTGGTATTGAGATTTCATTAAATCTTGCTCCAGATGCTCAGGTTCTCTATGCTCAGAATGGGACTACAACTGGTCTTTCGGATGCTTATTATGAACTAGCAAATCTAAGACTACATTGTGAATTAGTTGTTCCTCCGGATCCTCGTAATATGCTTCCATCAACCGGTTCATTAACTTACAATGCTATTACTTCGTATTTCAATGTAATCAACTCGGCAAATGCTGTTGTTAATTTCAATCTTGGAACATCAAGAACTCTTGGTGTTTTTATGAATATGTGTCCGTCTAAGTATCTAAATAACTTAGCTTACAATTCTTATGCTACAACAACTCCTCTCAACGATGATGGGAAACAAGCAGCAATTAAACAGATTATTTTCACGAAAGCAGGAATGAGAATGCCGATTTCTTTCAACATTGATACAAATGTTAAAGAAACTCCTACAATTTCTACGATTGATCCGCAAGTTGTGACTTTTGCTCGTGATAGTATCAAGGCAGGAATGAATCTAAGATCTGAGGTATCACCTATTAATACTAACAGACTTTACACTGGTGCTGTTCCTCCTCTCACAGCAGATGGAGGTGTTATGGAATGTATCGGTGTCCCATTTGATACCGTGGGAACTGGTGTAGGTGAGGATTTCAGCACAACTCCTTTCGGTATTCAAATGGAGACTGATTTAACTACTAATTCTCCAAATGCTCTTTTCCTGTTTGTTCATTCACGCCAGACTTTGGTATTTAGCCCACAAGGAATTCAGGTAGTTGTTTAGAATAAAATAATCATTTGAAGTGAAAAGTTTTTTTTTTAAAATTATTTTTATATTGAAGTTATTTATAAAAATGACTTCTGTTCAAGAATCTGTCGGTGTAGCACCTCCTAAAATGGATAGTTCTAATGTTCCTGACCTAATTAAGGTGGGAGCAATTCAAAGCAATATGGCTATGGATGTCACAAGTGATGTTCTAGACCCAATTATTTGTAATCAGACTAATTGTCGTTTTGTTTTAACTAATAAAGGATATTTACATGATGGTTCAAGAATTACTCTGTCGGTGAAAGGGAATGCATCTACTTCTGCTGGTGCTTTCTTTCCTCTCGGTTTAGGAGTTCATTCTTTAATCCGTAGAGCTACTCTGTCTATTGGTGGAAATACTATTTCGGAAATAGATGATTACAATCATTTTAAAGCATTTGAGAGTATGTTCCTTTCAAGTGAGATAAATAAGGATCGTGAAGCATTTATGTCGGGAAGACAGATGGCCCACGATTTCAGATATAATTCTACGGCTGGTAGTCATTCAAATACTTCGGCAGAATCGTATGGTTTAGGAACAAATCTCGAATACGATGGGGGCAATTTGGTTTGTGATCCCGTTCTTGATATTAACAATAAACCAGTATTTTCGGTGACACTTGCTGAACTATTTCCTTTCTTGAAGGGAACAAATCTTCCACTTTTTGCTATGAAGCAGGAAATAGTGATTGATCTTGTTTGGGAGCCTCAGGTTGGAGGCAGAGTTTCTGTTAATTCAAATAATGCTGCTATTGGTTCAGCAATTGAGATTGATACCACCGAAGTTAAACTTGTTGCTGATCATATTTTTTATGATGGAGAACTTATGTCACAGCAATTGAATCAATATATGTCTCAGCCAACTAACTTTGCTTACAATGATTACAGACTCACGAAGACTAGTTTATCTGTTGCTGATGCTAAGAATTCTGTAAGAAATCTTGGTGGTGCTGGACGCGTTGTCACGAGAGTTATGTCTTTTATCAATGATGACAACAGAGCCGAGAGATTTATTTGTAATAAATATTCTGCTGTGGCCCCAGCCAAAGACTACGTTAGTGGAACAAAAAAGAATGATACCCTTACGACGAATATTCGTATGAATGATTTCTTTGTTTTCCCAATTGATTTAAGTAATTCTGCTGTATTATTTGACAAGACTGCAAGAGCAATGGGTAGTCTTCCTTTTGTGACTCGTCAAGAATATTCTGGCGAAGGAACTACTCTCACT